TAAAGACTCATCTGGTGTTGCTACATTTACAACTGCTGAAAGTGATCAGTATGATAATATGTTAAGAATGGCAGTTGGATCAATTTCAAAAGGTAAAGTTATTTTAGATTTGTTAAAAAGACAAACTAACATGTTATCAGTTGGTGCAAGATTAAAGATTTTCTTCAATACAAAAATAAGACAAGGTCAAACTATTAGTAACGTAAAAGGATTACAATCAGATTTTAGAAAATACTATGCTTCAGTTTTAGATGATGAGATGTCAAGTAAAAAAACAGAAGCTGCAAAAAGTAAATACAAAACAATAAGAGATGATGGTTTAAAATTTATTGACAGATATGATAATGAAATATATTTTGCGATTGCAAGTTATGTAACTTTACAAAGAGTTAAAAATTATCTTGTAAGTAAAATGAATCAAATTAAATCAATAGGAACTTTCTTACAAAAAGGTAATGGGTTTGAAGTAACAAATCCTGAAGGTTATGTTGCTGTAGATAGAATGGGCAACGCAGTAAAATTAGTAGATAGACTAGAGTTTAGTACCGCAAACTTTACTTTAGCAAAAAATTGGATTAAAGGATAAAAAATATGGCAAACTGGAGAAAAGACTTACAACAATACGGACCTTTTGGACACGATAGAACGGTTTTTGAGGTTCAAATGCTTGCTGATAAAGACGGTAATATTATTAATACATTTGGTGCGGCTTCGAATGTACCGATTGCAGCTGGATTAGTTGACGGATATTCAGGTATTCACAAATATGGAGCTGTTTTTGAAACCGCTGTATCTACAATGTCAACTGTATGGACAAGAGCAGATACAACAGCAAATGCTTTATATGATTGGACATATTCAGCAGGTACAATTACGGTAGAATCCTCATCAGGTTCAGATACAACAGATGTAACCATTACAGGTTTAGATGAAAACTATGAAGAAGCTACAGAAACATTAACATTGACAGGTTCAACACCAGTTTCAGGTACACAAACTTTCTCCAGAGTTAATCGTGCTTTTATGGTAACTGCTACCAATGTTGGTGATATTCACGTTAAAAGAGGTTCAACAATTGTAACAGAAATTGCAGCTGATATGGGACAAACATTACAATGTATCTATACAATACCAGCAGATAAGACAGGTTATTTAATGAACATAAATGCTAGTGCATCTAAAAACCAAGTCGTTGATTTATTTTTATTTCAACGACCATTTGGTGGTGCGTTTAGAGTACAATCAACTTTGTCACTAAACCAAGGTAATCAATCAATTGATTTTCCTGTGCCATTAAAATTAACAGAAAAAACTGATATTGATTTAAGAGTAAAAGGTTCTTCTAACGCAACAATATCAGGAGACTTTACAATTGTATTGGTAGATAACGCATAATGAAAAGTTTTAGAGATTTTATATTTGAAAAATTAGGCCGAATGAGAATTATTATGTTAGGTGGCCCTGGGTCAGGTAAATCGACCTATACAGAATACTTAATTAAACACTTTAATATTACACACATTTATCCAGGTGGCATGTTAAGAAAAGAAATTGAAAAAGGTACAGAAATAGGACAGATTGCAAAAGATATAGTATCAAAAGGTGAGTTTGTTCCTAATGAGATAGTATTAGAATTAATTAAAAAGAAAGTAGAACAATCACCACAAGGTTATGTATTAGATGGATGGCCAAGATATATGCAACAAGTACAAGATATGGAAAAATCAGAAATAGGATATGACTATGCTGTATTTTTAGATGTTAGTACTGAAGAAGTAATGAGAAGATTACTTGCAAGAGGTCGTGCAGACGATACGGAAGAAATTATAGGTAACAGAATAGAATTATATAAAAAAGAAACAGGTCCTGTAATAGAATATTTAAAAAAGAAACCAGGATTTTTAGAAATAAAAGCAGAAGGTGGTACACCTGAAGAAACTGCTAACGAAATTATTAAGAGAATAGAAAATGAAAGTAAATAGTTTTATACAACATTTAGCAGAGGGTGTTTACGACCCAGGAATATTTAAAGCATTTTTTCTTGCTGGTGGTCCTGGTTCAGGTAAAACATTTGTAACACAAAGTACGTTTTCTGGTACAGGATTAAAAGTTGTAAATTCAGATATTGCTTTTGAAAGAAATTTAAAAAAGGCAAACTTATCTTTGAGTATGCCAGATGAAGAAACATATTTTAGAGATATTGTAAGAAAGGCTGCTAAAAGAGTTGCTATCTCACAGTTAGATAAATATGTAGAAGGTAGACTTGGTTTAGTTGTTGACAGTACAGGAAGAGATTATGATATGGTTGCTAGACAACACAATATGTTAAAACAAATGGGTTATGATTGTTATATGGTATTTGTAAATACAACTTTAGATGTGGCCTTGGCAAGAAATGCTAGACGTGAAAGAAGTATACCTGAATATATTACAAAGTCAAGTTGGAAAGGTGTACAAGATAACATTGGTAAGTTTCAAAAACTATTTGGTATGAGTAACTTTTTGGTTGTTGATAATAACAAATCAGATTTGGAATTAGTTACTTTAACCATGAACAGAATAGGTAAAGTAGTAAGAGGATTTTTAAGACAACCTGTACAAAATTATATTGCAAAACAATGGATGAAAAAAGAATTAGAGGCTAGAAAAAGAAAATGAGATTTAAAGATTTTTTAAAAGAGTCTATAATTGACATACCAAGACAAACATATGCAAAAGGTGTATTTGATAAAGCAGATACTCCTAATCCAGTATTAAAACCATCAGTAAAAAAATTAGTATTAGATGGTATAAAGACATTTGAAAAATTTGGTAAAGTAGTTAAGTATACCTTAATTGGTTCAATACTTACAAAACAATATAGAGCTGACGCAGACCTTGACATTAATATCTTATTTGATATACCTGGTTCAAAAGAAGAACAAGAAAAGGTACATGATGAGATTAGAGAATATCAAGGACAGATAAACGGTAAAAACATACCAGGCACACAGCATCCTATCAACTACTTTTCCATCATAGATCCTGTAACATTTAATAAGGCAAGGGACATGGCTGATGGTACTTTTGATATCGACTCTAACAAGTGGATCAAAAAACCAGAACCTGGCACCTTTGAACCTGAAAAATACGTTACGGATTTTCAGAAGCGTGTTTCTGAAATAGATGTTGTTAAAGGTGAACTTGTAAGAGATATGATTGATTATGAGGAACTAAAAGACTTAACAGGTGACGACATAAAGAACTTGTCAAGTTTAGTTTCAAAAAAGTTAGACGAAATTAAATCTTCTATTAACACTCTAATTGATATTGGTGACAAAACTATTGCAGACCGAAAGGATGCTTTTAGTACAGATATGTCACCAGACGAAATCAGAAAGTTTGGTATAAAGAACCGACTTCCCAAGAATGTGATTTATAAAATGTTAGAAAAGTATCATTATCTCAAATTTTTCAAAAAGTTGAAAGAGATTATGGAAGATGGCAAAATATCACCAGACGAACTGAAATCATTATCAAAAATAAAAGAGGCCAAGGGTAGATCAATTGCATTTACCTTTGGCCGATTTAATCCACCAACAATAGGACACGAAAAACTTATTAACAAAGTGGCACAACAAAGAACAGATGATTACAAAATTTATTTAAGTAAGAGTGAAGACACAAGTAAAAATCCATTGAACGCAAGAGTTAAACTTGCAACAATGAAACAAATGTTTCCTAGACACGCTAGAAACATAATGTTAAACCCTTCAAATATGATATTAGATATTGCTACTGAACTATACAAAAAAGGTTATTCTAATGTTACGTTTGTTGCAGGTTCAGATAGAGTAAGAGAATTTGATACTATCTTAAAAAAATATAACGGCGTTAAGAGCCGACACGGTCTATATGACTTTGATAGTATAAATGTGGCATCAGCAGGAGAAAGAGATCCAGATGCTGATGGTGCAACAGGTATGAGTGCAAGTAAAATGAGAGCAGCTGCTAAAGATAAAGACTTTGATACATTTAAAAAAGGTCTACCATCAAGTTTTGCTAATTCAAAAAATGCACAAGACCTATTTAAAAATGTAAGAAAAGGAATGATGTTAGCTGCATCCATAGATCATGGTGCAGGTGCATTTAGATTCAAACCATTTATAACTGCCTCCACAAAAGAGGAGTTAGAAAAAATGACACTAAGGGACAAATATATTTCAGAGCATCTATATGATGTAGGAGATATAGTTGATGATGTTGAAACAAACATTACTGGTGTCATAGTACGAAGAGGAACAAACTATGTTACCTTAGAGGACGAAAATATGAAATTACATAAATCATGGCTTTACAATATAATGGAAACTCCTGTCTACCCTATTAAGTTAGAGGAAAGAGCAAGAAAACTAAAATATGATAAAGAAACAGATCAACCTAAAAAATATGTTGCTGGTTTAAGTGATAAAGAAAAGAAAGCACACGATAGACATTTAGAAAAACAAGGTAAAAAGTCTGATAGTGATAAGAGTGCTTACAAACAATCACCCGCTGACAAAGTGGCAAAAACAAAACCTAGTAAACATACAAAGCGTTTCAAACAAATGTATGGTGAGTTAAAAACAAAAAACGAAAAAGAACCTCATCATAGAGGTAATGAATTTAGCGATACAGGAATGCCAGAGGCATACGATATAGGCCACGATTATGCAAAATATACTTCATTATTAACACCTGGAGAAAAACATTATAGTTCAAAATTCCAAGGTGGTCCTTACAAACCAAGTAAACATAGTGATAATTTAATTAATGTTAATGCAGATAAGGATATGAAACCAATGAATAAAAAAGTTGAGTTAAAAGATATAGAAGAATGGGCAACTAAAGAAGAAACGATTAATAAATATAAGGAAAGATATGGGGAAGAGTGGCAATCTAAAATTGAAGAAACATACAATAAAATGTTTAACAAAGTGATTGACACCAATACAAATATGCAAGAAGGAAGAATGAAAGACATCGCTATTGACCTTAAATCAAAAGAAGAAGGTGGATTGGATGCGGAAGAATTTCAAAGAAAATACAACAAATCTAAAGCAGAAATGAGAAAAGACTTGGGTGCAAGTGAAGGCTTTAAATTATCATTTAAAGATTTTATGAATGAAGAAGCTGACGAGTGGGGTATTTATCCATCTCAAATAAATGAAGCAGATTATCAAGGTAAAACAGTAACCTTGAATAAACCTGTAAGAGGTGGTTCTAAAAAGTTTTACGTTTATACAAAAAACGAAAAAGGTAACGTAGTAAAAGTATCATTTGGTGATCCTAATATGGAAATTAAAAGAGATAATCCTGCTAGAAGAAGAAGCTTTAGAGCAAGACACAACTGTGATAATCCAGGACCTAAATGGAAAGCAAGATATTGGAGTTGTAAAAAATGGTAACAAGATATAGAACAAGTTGGTCAGAAATACAAGAGCAAATGAACGAGTTTACACTTGTTCACGTAGCAAGATGGAAAGGTAAAGATGGTAAAAGATATGCATCACCTTTTAAAACAAAAGACTCTGCTGAAAAGAAAGCAAAAGAATTAAGATCACAAGGTAATTCTGAAGTATCGGTTACACAAGATACATTAAGAGGAAATATTAAGTGGGCTAAAGATGGCGGACCTGATATAAAAGGAATGCAAAAAGAAGAGTCTGACCATGAAGTTTCTATGGCAAGAGGTGAGTTAGAGGCCATCGCAGATAAGGCCACTCAACTTGCTGGTGCTCTTCAAGGCAAATCAGATGAAGGTAATCCTTTAGAGGCTTGGGTACAATCTAAAATTACAAAAGCAAAAGACTATATCAATTCAGTTTCAGATTATATGATGTATAATCCTAAAATGAAAGAAGATTTAGATGAGGCAATGAGTCCTGAACAAATTAAAAAGTTAAAAGATAGTTGGTCAGATATAAAACTTATGTCACCTGAAAAAGTAAAAACATTAAAAAACTTTTTAGACAAATATTCTACAGATACTTTAATGCAACTTGCACAATCAGGTATAAACTTTGTATCTAACATGGCAAGAAGTGTTGCAATGAGAAGAAAGTCTGCTGATCCAAAACACGCAGGTAGTCATAAGACACACAGCGTAAAAGAAGAAACAACTGACTCTGAAAAGATGGCTAAAATGAGAGTTAGGCAAATGGCATTACAAACTAAATTAAAAGATTTAGATGTAGGTGATCCTAAAGATAAAACACCAATTGCAATAACTAAAAATGATTTAGAAAATATACAAATGAAAATGGATCAACTAAAAAATAAAACTCAAAAAGAAGAGGTACATCCTGCAAAGGCATTAATAGAAGCAATTGAAGCTGTTAAAAACAAAGCAGAAAAAACAGGTATGCCTTATTCGATATTAAAAAAAGTATATGATAGGGGTATGGCTGCATGGAAAGGTGGTCATAGACCAGGAACAACACCACAACAATGGGCGCTGGCAAGAGTAAATAGTTTTGTAACCAAATCAAGTGGTACTTGGGGTGGTGCAGATAGTGATTTAGCTAAAAAAGTAAGGAGTAAAAAATAATGAACAAAAAATATTTTGAAACAAAGACTGGCAGTATAGAAGAAAAGATTACTCAAATCGCTACTGAACAACAGTCTATCAAAAAACAAGAACCAAATGTAAAATTAACAGCAGAAAAAACATATTTTGAAACTAAACCAGGATCAATTTCAGACGTTGCTGCCAAAATCGTTTCTGAAGCTTTAGATCCAGTAAACAAAGATGCTGTAAAGAAAAAGTTTGACGACAGAAAAGATAAAGATATTGACAACGATGGTGATACAGACTCTACAGATAAGTATCTTCATAAGAGAAGAGCTGCAATTTCAAAAGCTACATCTGAAGCAATCAGTCCTGCACAACAGGCTGCAATAGCAATTTCTAAAAAAGAAAAAGGCGAGAAACCTAAGAACGAAGAAAAAGTAGAATGTTCTAAATGTGAAGGTGAAGGTTGTAGTCATTGTAAAGATAAAGGATATCATATGGAACAAATTTGTTCTAAATGTGGTAAAGATCATGCAAATAAAATCAATGCTTCAAATTGTATGGGTGAAAGTAAAAAAACTTTTTCTGATTTAAGAACTGAAACAAAAGTAATTAAATTAGGCGACAAAGGAAAAACAGCAACAGGCAAAGAAGCTGGTGCAGTTGACGTAGAACCTAGAGCAATACCTGTATAAGTGCGACATTCTGTCAATTGACAAAACAGCTATTATATGATAGTATAATAGTATAAGGAAAACACTATGAACAAACCTATCATATATTGCGATATGGACGGAGTACTTGCAGACTTTAAAACAGGTGCTCAAAAGACTACAAAGATGTCCATTAACAAATGGATGTCAATGGGTAAAGACAAGTGGTCACTTATTAAAGCAAAAAAAGATTTCTGGCAAACTCTACCTTGGATGCCTGGTGGTAAACAACTTTGGTCTTATATATCAAAATTTGATCCACATATCTTATCAGCTTACGTAGAAGAAACTTACGATCCAAACTGTATACCTGGTAAAACTGAATGGTTAAGAAGAAACGCAGGTATGACAAATAAACAAAAAATCAACCTAGTACGAAGAAAAGAAAAGAAACTCTTTGCAAAAAGAGGCCAACCTGCTATTCTTATAGACGATTACGAGAAAAATATAAGAGAGTTTATCAATGCTGGTGGTACTGGCATACATCACACAAACACATCTAAAACTATATCTGAACTTAAAAAACTAGGTTTTTAATCTTATAAATAGTAGAGTTATATAACAAATATTAAATTTAAGGAGAGATATATGTCTTTATGGGGAAATGATATAAAGCCTAAAAATCTTACAGACGAAGAAAAAAAAGAAGTCTATGCAACCGCTCAAGGTTGGGTAAGAGAAGCGGGCTCGGTATTATCAGGTAATGATAATCCAAATGCAGATCCTGAAGTATTAGTAGCAATCGGCGGATTAGCTACAAATATGGGTTCAGCAAATATTACTGAAATAGAATTTGTAACAACATCAATCGGTGCAGCTGCTGGTGGAAACATTGACGTTAGAGTAAGATTTAACGAAAGAGTTGACATTACAGGAACACCACAAGTAACAGTAACTAACGACCAAACAGGTAGTGGTACTGATGCTACATTTACAGCAGATTATAACTCTGGTACAGGATCAAACGAAATTGTATTCAGAGCAACTTATGGTGCTGCAGATGGTGGTATTGCTGAAAATGATGTATTATCAATTGGTACAAACGCAGTAGCACTTAACGGTGGTACTATTAAAGACTTTGGTACAACAACAAACTCTACAATTACAAACGCTGCTCAAACAGGTACATTAACTGTTTCAGCATAATAACAAAATCATATAAGGGCGCTCAAAGTGCCCTTATATATACTATATGAACAAATTGATCTAGGCAAATACCTAGAGTAGCATTCCCGAAAGGGTTAACAGGAGAAAAAAATGGCAGACAAGAAAATAACGGCATTGACCGATTTAGGTGACTCGTTGGCATCAGCTGACTTGTTCCATGTAGTTGACGATCCGTCAGGTACACCAATCAATAAAAAAATATCAGCAGAAAATGTTTTCAATAACATTCCAAGTTGGCTAGGATTAGCACAAGCTTCTGAGTCACTTACTGCTGATGGTTCATCACAGTCAATTAATGTAACTTCACAGATTACAGAAATTGATGGTGCATCATCAACTGGTACATTTGGTTTAAACGATGGTTCAGATGGACAAATTAAAACAATTATTAATGTTTCATCATCAGGTACAAATGCACAAACTATTACACCAACTAATAGACGAGGTTATTCATCAATAACTTTAGATAAAGAAGGTGAAACAGTTACATTACTTTTTAAAAATTCAAAATGGCAAGTTATTGCTGAAGGTAATGGCGCTACAGTAAACGCATAATAGGAGATAATATAATATGAGTATTGATTTGAAAACATTGACGGAAGAAAGAATTAAACTTAAAAAAGATTTTGATGATTTAACTGGTAAAATTTCTACAATTGAAAAAGAAATGATTACTATGAAAAATAATTTGAATGCTGTTTATGGGGCTATTCAACAAACTGATAAACTTATTAAGTTATCAACGTCAAAGACAAAAGATGAACAACAATTATTGGTTGAAAAAGAAGATGAGCAAAAATAATTTAGATAAATTTTTTGAAGAACTGGCTGATAATACACCAAATGATAAACAGTTCAACAAATTAGAAGAAGATAATATGAAAGAGGTTGAAGAAGACCTTATAGGTGGTAAGTCTTTTAAAAAACTAAAAGACGAATTAAAAAGAGGAGAAAAATGAAAACATTTAAACAACACGTAAAAGAAGGCTCTTACATGGGTGGACAAGTTGGTTCTACTACTTCTAACTCTCCAGAGGATAGTTCGATTGGTATACACAACATACATCTACCTGAAGTCTTAGATAGAGCAAATAGATTTGTTAGCTCTATTGCTGACGGAGAATACTTGCAACCCGAAAGTGCTCTTTCTCAATTGGAAACAAAATTAAGAACAATTGGATTGCAATTAAAAGACTCAATAACAATTGAAGGAAAACAAGGTAACTTTGAAAGTGCTTTAGTATTTAATGGTGGTCGTTTTGGTAAAGATACAGACGGTTCTGATATAAATGATGATGGTATTAGTCATAAGTTAGGTAAAGAGTTAAAACTAAAAGGTAAATACGAAACATTACAAAACGGCGCTGTTAAAGTTTATGCAGAGCTTGGCTAATGTTTGATAAGATAACAAAAAAAAATTGGTTGTTTTATGCCATCAAAAACTACAATGTTCCTAATTTAGATAGTGAACAAGAGTTTTATGAGGATGTAAAACGTTTTAAGTACTTAAAACGCTTATTTCGTAAATATAAAACAACTGGTGAATTGAAAACTAGATTAGTTTTAAATCATATTATTGTATTAACAAATGTTTTTGGTAACGAGGCAGCTGCTACACTGTTATTGTTTAAAATTGAAAGAGAGTATTGGGGTATATTAAAAACTTTCTTACAGTATTTAAATATAATGTTGCCAGATGAAATGCCAAATGTGAAAATAAACAAAACGTTGTTATCAAATTTAGAGGAATTATAATGGGAAGAGCAATAGACTTATTAATCACTTATAGAGTTATAAAGTTATTGGTTACACCTTGGAATAAACATGAAGCTTATAAGTATGGAATTATTGATGATAATGGAAAAGTTTTAAGAAAAGCAAGAGAGTTAAGAACGTCAAAAGAAAAAGACTCTTATACTTTGTTACACAGATTTGTTTTTAATTTAAAAAGATTATTAGCATTTGTTCCAGGTGGTAAATCAAAATTAGGTACATATGCAGCTGCGTTAGGATTATTATTAAAAGAACAAAAAGATGTAAATGCAATTGAAATAGAAAGAGCATTATACAAACATCTTGTTGAAAATGATTTAGTAGCTTATGATGATGACTTAAAAGAGTCAGTTGGATTTGATTACTTGCCAGAAGGTAGATATATTATGATTGATAAGTTAGAAGATTTAGAAGGATCTAAAACTGCTGATGTAGGTGATGTTGTTTATACAACTGAAAATCAAAAGCCTTTTGATAATTATTTTGGTGTAAGTCTATATCATGTTATTAATGAAGATACAAAACAAAAAATTATTGTATCTGAAGATAACATAGAAAGGATAAAATTTTAATGAAAAGTTTTAAAGATATGAGAGAGGCTTGTTGGAAAGGTTATAAACAAGTTGGTCAAAAGAAAAAAGGCGACAGAATGGTACCTAACTGTGTGCCTGAAGAAGCACCCGCAAATGCAGTAGGTGATGGATCAAATGTTGCTATGCCACCTGCACATGAACCTGGTGTACATATAAAAAAGAAGAAAAAAGATTTAACAAAATTATTAAAACGTGAAGACTATGATAGAGTAGAATTAGAAAACGTTGTTAATAAAATCTGTTCAAACCAAGAAATAGAAGAAACTCAAATTAAACCTATTTTAAATAATATAAAATCAAAAAAAGAAAAAGGCACATATACTGAAGACTTTGGTATCAAAGCATTTAGATATGTTGTAGATAATCAAATCACAACTACAGTATCCGAAGAATTTAGAAACGAAGCTGCCTTATTACTATTAACAAAATATGAGTAAATCTTTTAAACAGTTAAGAGAATACATGAGAGGTTTTGGTATTGGTCCTATAGATACTTTTAAACCTATGTCATCTATGGGCGGTAGTCAATTTTTTCCAAATAGGAGATATGCAACTACAATGCCATCTTTATCAGCAACTTATAATGGTCGAGGTATGGGAACATATAAACCTATGATAAGTGCAAATAAAAAAAAAATAAAAAAAAAGGATTAATATGGAACTATTAATAGCATTAGCAATGAAATTTTGGCAATGGTCATTACTTATATTATTTGTAATAATAGGTTTTCTTATAAACTTATTAGATAAAAGAAAAAGTAACATTACATTTAAATATGAAGAAATGCCTCAACTAAAACCTATACCAATTAAAACAAAAGGTAAAGGATTTTGGAAAGGTATTGCAATGTGGTTATTATCAACAAGAAATTGGGAACTAACAAAGAACTGGAGATATAACATAAACGGTGCTGAGTATGTAATACCAAAAGGTTTTCAATTTGACGGTGCAAGTATACCTAAATTTTTAAGAACATTTTTTTCACCAGTTGGCGTATTATTAATTGGTGGCCTTGTACACGATTATATGTACAAGTACACTGCTTGTAAACCAGCAGATAAATCAGGTTCACTTCTATTAGTTGATCAGAAAAAAGCAGATCAAATCTTTAGAGATATAAACATAGAAGTAAACGGTTTCTATTTTATGAACTATCTAGCATATTGGTCATTAAGAATAGGTGGCTTTGTTGCTTGGAATGGTCATAGAAAAAGAAACGAAACAATCAAATAACATATAAGGAGTAAACTATATGAAATGGTTAAAAAGTAGAGTAAAAGAAGTATCATCATGGCATGGTGGTGCTTTAGTAGCAATGGGCTGCATTATATTATTCGCAGGACCTTTTGCTAAAATGGCTGCATGGGCGTCAATCGCTTGGGGTCTATGGGCAATTTGGAAAAAAGACTAATCAACCATGGGAATTAGATTATTTTTTATTGGAATATTCATCAGCGCTTTAATCGGCGCTGGTGGATATATTTTTAAGTTACAGAAAGACAACACTATACTTAAAGCAAATGCAGTTAAACTAGAGTCTGCTGTATCCGAACAAAAGACTTTAATAGAAAATCAGAAAAAAGATTTTCAACAAATACTAGATGCTAACAAAAAAATGAACGAGTTAGTAAATGTATTGAAAAAAGATTTAGAAGACCTTGATAAAAGGTTTAATAAAAAAAATAGAGATGTTGGCAAGTTAGCCATACAGAAAACAGAGTCTATTGAAAGAATAACAAACGGTGCGTCAGCACTTGCTACAAGATGTATTGAGATCGCAAGTGGATCACCTCTAACTGAGGCAGAAAAGAATGCTACAAAGAAGTCAGAAATTAATTCAGAATGTCCTTCTATTGCTAATCCTAACTATATTCCTTACTAGTTGTAGTGGAGTAAAACAGTTAAGCATATTTAAAGAAGAAGTACCTAGAGCAAAACTAAATTTAGAAAAACCAACACCACTTGAATTAGAAAATTTAAGATGGATTATTATTACATCTAATAATGCTGAAGAAGTATTTAAGAAACTAGAAGAACAAGGCATTGATCCAGTTTTATGGGGACTAACAGATAAAGACTTTGAATTACTAGCAAAAAACTTTGCAAGAATAAGAAATCAATTAAAAATAACAAATGACTTGCTAGACAAGTATAAAGAATATTACGAGGTAGAAAATGGCGAAACTAGGTGATAAAACTGACTTTAGTTATAGAGTAAAACGAGTTACAAAAGTTGTAGATGGAGACACAATAGATGTTATATTAGATATGGGGTTTGACATTTTGTTTGCTCAAAGAGTTAGACTATTTGGTATAGACACACCAGAAAGTAGAACAAGAGATAAAGTAGAAAAAGTTTATGGTTTAAAATCTAAAAAGTTTTTACAAGAAAAATTAAAAAAAGCAAAAAAGATTACAATTAAAACATACAAAAATTCAGAAACAGGTAAGTTTGGTAGAATACTTGGAGATGTATGGTGTGACGGCAAATCTGTTAATTCAGAAATGGTTAAAGTAGGTCACGCTGTTGCTTATTATGGTCAAAACAAAAAACTTGTTGAAGCAGCTCATTTAAGAAATAGAAAAAGAGTATAATGTTTTTTGAAATACTAACACAATTCGGATTACCTGTCGCAGCTGCTATCACAATGGGTGGTTTCATTTATATAATTCTAAAATATATTTTAGGTGGTGTTGTAGGTTCAGTAAAAGGTTTACACGGTATTATTATGGGTTTAGAAAACAGAATAGATACTATGAATAATGACCTGATACATATTGACACTTTAATATCATCAGCGTTACATCTCAAACCTGATTTAGATAGAATTGCTAGATCAGATGGAAAGAATGACGCAAGAAAAGACTAATGACAATTTTAGAAATACTTAATCAATACGGTTTTGCGACACTAGCCGCTATTGCTATGGGTTGGTTTATTTGGTTTATCTATAACTTTATAACACAAGAAGTTACCAGTAAATTAGGAGAAGCAAATAAGGCTCTAATTATGTTGTTAGATAAGATACGAAGACTTGATAATGACCTTATAAGAATCAAGGCAAAATTAAACACAGTCCTGACACTCCGAGAAGAAGAAAAGAAGAAAACT